GCGAGCGAACATTTCTTTTGGTGGCATATCAATTTTCTGATCACCGAGATACAGTTTCGACACGTTGTTCAGACTGTATGAATCCAATTTGTAACCTTTCTTGACTTCGTGAAACAAATCGAATATGAAACGTCCAGGCATCGGAAGTAGTTTGAGGAAATTATCCCCAAGAGCGCTTGAGCTCAGCTTCTTTTGAACCATGTGGGACTCGGTGTTTTTTAGTCTTCCCAACTGGTAGAATTCAAGTCCACATCCGTTCATGGCAGCCCGTCGGTAGATGTATTCAAGATCGAAACCGAAGATATTCCAACCAGTCATGATATCAATATCTTTTTCTCGCACGAAATCTTTGAAAGCGAGTAGGAGTTCTCGTTCAGTTTTAAAACTAACCACGTCTTCACCTGTCGTATCCTTGTAACACAGACACGTTTTCTCGTATGGTTCTTCACTTCCAAATTTACACAACGACACCGCAATTTGGAAACATGCATCACCGGGGACGTTTGGGTCTGGAAATTTACCTGTTGAACTGTTGCATTCAATATCAAATGAAGCCACCACGAAAGGAGCGATGTCATCGCGGTTCACTGGTTTCAGTTCAGTCCAGTCATTGCACCAGATGTCAAGATCAACGTTTGCCAGGTGAGATCGAATACACCTCGTGCCAGTGTCTAACCACCCCGTGGACTGGATGCCAGTCCTATGCATGAGTCTCAGGACAGGGTCTATGTTCGACTCGTAGACGTGATATTTTCTAAACGCATCATTATACATGAAAACTGAGTTCACTTTACGCCTCGATTCTAAGTTCTTAAATGTTAACTGCATGAAGAAAAATTCCTCATTATTTTGAAATCCCCAGACATCTTTTTGTTTTGTCAAGGAGTAACCAGTCAGGCAACCCTTTTTCATCGTTTCCAATTTATCATAGAGAAGTTCAACATCACCTTGTTCAGTTCCACGTGGCAATTTTACAAAAAAGTATGGCTTGAACTCAGTCGTGACACATACAGATTTACCATCCTCTGTCTTGCCAAAGATGCTGATCAAGTGTTCATCTCCAGAATCTCTAGCCTCCCATGTCAAAGCCTGGAATACTACCATGTATATATAACCGGCCAAAATTTTAATATCATTTATTAATAAATGTCTGCCGCTTTAATAGAACTTGTGTCTGTAGGTGCCCAGGACGTCTACATCACTGGTCAGCCTGAAGTAAGCTTTTTCCGTCAAAACTATAAACGTTACACCAACTTCGCCATGAAGCCTGAGCGCATGGACTACATCGGCTCCTTTGGTTCTGGTAATGAGGTTATCATCCCCGTTCGCTCGAAGGGTGATCTTCTGAGCTATGTCTGGATAGAGGCTGATAACATCGCTTCTACACAAAATAACGACAATGGTTTCTTCAAGAGATCTGCTACGGATCTCACTGAATTTTCTCTGTGGATCGGTGGTCAGATGGTATCCACCATGGACGCCCTTTTCATCCAGGGTGTTCACAACCCTCTCATGAGGGACTCGGCCGCCAAGGCTTCGTTCTGTGTGAGCCTCAACCACAAGAAGGAGAACCACGGTGGTAACTACTACATGCTTCCTTTCTTCTTCGGTGAAGACTGGTCCAAGGCTCTCCCCCTACTGGCTCTTCAATACCATGACGTAGAGATTCGTATCAAGTGCCGTGACGGGTTCACCCCTTCCACAACCCCCAAGGTGTTTGGTAACTATATTTACCTTGATACTGATGAGCGTAAATACTTCACCGACAAGGAACACGAGATGCTCATCACTCAGGTCCAGAACCAACGTTTCTCCAGGACTGACAAGGATGTTGACATCACCTACTTTAACCACCCCGTGAAGTCTCTCCACGTCGTATCGGGTAACGCGAACGGCGCTGTGTGGAACCACGCCACCGACGGTTTCAAGTTTGGGACCTCTTCCCTATACATTAACGGTGTGGCCCTCTTTGAGGACACCTCCGATGTGTATCATCACGATGTCGTGAGTGAGATGCACACCACCGATCTCCCCGACAACATCCTCGACGATCTCGCGACCTTCTCCTGGCCGTTCTGTCTCACCATGTCCAAGATGCAGCCCACGGGCAGCCTCAACTTCTCGCGTATCGATAACGCGAAGTTGACGTTCAGCGCTCCCCAGAATGGTAACCATCATCACCGTGTATACGCTGTCAACTATAACATTCTTCGTATCAAGAATGGTATGGGTGGTGTAGCGTTCGGTAACTAAAATTCAAAACCTAAGTGAAATGTTATTTTTAGAAATATCAAGTAAAAATGAAGAAAAAACGCTCCACTCTTGAGGCTGTCCGTGGTGTGAAGACGAATGTCTCACACCTTATATCACAGGTTCGTCAGGGTCAACAGTGGAAAAGAAAATACAAAGCTCTCAAGTTGGAACTCTCTAGGACGAAATTGATCTTTGCAGATGAACTAATGAGAATTCAACAGGAAAAAACGAAAAAAATAGTCTCCAAAGACAATCATTTGAATGAATTGTTTGAAATATTCAACGCTTCTCCCAGTGTCCGACATGACGCATTGATCATGTCCAAAAAATTGGAAAAGTGTGAAGAACTCATGGGTAAACGTTCAAAGACAGTCGCGGTGTGCGTCTTACATCTGTGTTTGAAACCTTATGTTGACAGGAACATCATCTCTCAGAAGGCAAAGTTGAGCCTACCTACACTGTCTCGCAACACGAAAATTATTCAAAATTATCTAAAATCTTGACCGTCTTTTCATACATACGTTTGCTATGAAACGTCTTATCCTTCAATTCATCCCAAATTGTGAGGCGATGTTCCAGAAATTCCTTGAACTTAATCGGGTCACATTTAGACTTGTATCGGACATTTTCACACTGAAGTGCCTTTTCAACGGCAGCCTTCCTGCTTTCTGAAAACTTGGCTTCACGTTCCAGAGGGGAAAGTCGAATTGTTGTTTCTTCTTTCTTCTTGGCGTTCATTACTATTGTGAAGGATCAAGTCTTTATAAATGTTTGAGAAAAAGGTAGCGTAAAAGTTCTTGAGGTATCCGATAGCGGTCGAGTGTGCTTGTCGTGTCCGCCTCCCCACCGTTGTAAATTTGACCCGGGGTTGTGATACCTATTCTGAGTCTGTGTTGCCTGTTTGGACAGGTGCAGGGGTGATCTTCCAGGTCTGTGCGATTTGTCCATACACGAGTAGGTTTCTTGTAATCAAAACCAAATCGACAATAGTCGAACCGATATGATTTAAGTTCAAGCATACAAGGGAGATCCTTCATGGCCGAGTAGTAGGGATTTTCAATATACCACTCTGTCGGCTTGAAATACTCAATAATCTCTAACACTTTCTCTACATACTTGCCATTCTCACGACGAACAGATTCCAGTTCTTCCTTTGTTTTAAACTTTCGGGTCGGTCCCACATTCGTGGTTTGGAGTTGTGAGTATATCTTACACTCTGGAGATGCCCATATGACATCGAAGTGTCCTGGGGGATACTGTTTGTAATCGAAGTCGAGTATGTCACATAAATGTGTCGGTTTAAATTTTTTGAGTATATCTAAACTTATTATCTCATGCCCCGCGGGTTCTAGTATTTTAGATACACTCCCAGTGCCTTTGAAAAGCTCCAAGACGCGCATAGTTGAAATACGGTGCGGTTAAAAAATTGTGAATTTAACGCTAAACAAATCTGAGATATAGTAAATGATCCCACTACTTGTAGTTGGAACTCTCACCACAGCACTCGTATACACCTTTATGGGACAGAATCTCATATCTGCTTCTGAAGCCAAGAGACTTATCAAGGAAGGTAAAATAAAGAAAGTCATCGACGTTCGCACAGTCACTGAATGGAGAGTTGGTCACTATCCCAAAGCACTCCACATCCCAGTCGATAAGATCAATGAAAAGACAACCACAGAACTTCCCAAGAGAGGTTTACTCGTCTACTGCAACACTGGGCAGAGGGCCAGATTTGCGGCAGAGAAATTGGAGGAACTCGGGTTCGAAGATGTCTACTACATCGCTGGCACTTACAAAGGATTACTTTAACTTCACACCCAATACTCTTCTCAACCTCTGGAGGATAACCGGATCTGGAATAGCTCGACCCGATTCATATGAGTTGATGATATTCGCATTCACACCAATTGCTGCTGCTAAATCTTTTTGTGTCCTGAAACCTTTAGAGATACGCCCCTGCTGAATCATCTTCGCCGTGGAGAGTGGCACCTTCTTGTGCACACCCAGTTCCTCATCTTCAAGCTTCTGTTCCTTCGTGCGCTCGAACTGTTTCTGAGGAGGATTCAGTTTCATGGGAGCTGATCTTCCATGAATGATTATGGGAGTCCAATCCTGGTGACTCATATATTTGATTTAGTGTCTACCTTTTAATATGTGTTTATACACTCTATTAATTTTCACATGAGTGAGTACTATGCATGTCGTATTACAACCGAGTCCATCCGTGACCCACAAATTGAGAGTAACTT